CCCCCTTATTTTCCTCCTTATTAAGTTCCTTATCCTCTATTTCTTTTTTGGATAATTCCTTAATTTTTTCCGCTTGTTCTCTAATACGCTTTTGAGCACGTGGACTAAGTTTTGAAATTTCTTCCTCACTTAATTCTGGCTCATCTTTACTATCACTATTGTTATCTTTAGAAGTTTCAATATCTTCTTTAGGTTTTTGGTCGGACGCCACCAAAGTTTCCTCTGCTTCTGGCTTTTCGAGTTCCTTTTTCAAGTCCTCGTATAAGTCTACGTCTTTGTTTTCTGTCATATTTTTTATTATTTTTGTGTCTATTGTTATAGCCACGTTACTTTATAATCTCTTTGCTTGTTTTATTACCTTATTCAAGCGTTTCCAAACCTATTACTTTTAGTTTGGAATAATATTTTCTATTTCTTCATCCAAAATCTTAGTTAAACTCTTAGTATCTGCTACTTTGAGCAAAGCTAATAATGTTTGAATTTTTAAATCATCCTTCACCATATCAAATATTCTTTCGTGAAGTTCCTCTCGTATTTTTTGTTCTAGAATCTTCCATCCTGCTGTTCGTTTCATATTATTTATCTCTCCGATGTGTTTTTCTGAAAGAACTAAACTATCTATGAAAGCTCTTGACTCTTGGTCAAAAGATTCTTTTTCACTTATTAATTTTTCTAATCCTTTGTGCTTTGTCATTTCTATTACAATTATACCATATTTTATAAATTATTTAGTTGGTTTGATTGCTGGTGGAACATTTGATTGTGCTGTCTTTTGTGTGTCATTTAATAAAGCTGAAGCATCATTCATTGGTTTTGAATCTGGGGATGCTGGAGTTTCTGTTGCGTTTTCTTCTGGCATTAAAGGAACTTCTGGTTTAGGTGCTTTTTCTTCTGTGAACCAGTCTTCGATTTCTTGTGGTGGGATGTCGAAGGTTTTAGCTACTGAACGTCTCATTGCTATTTGACCTGGAATCTTAGGGTCATCTTTAAATAGGGTGTAGAGGTCAATCTTTGCTTTTTGTTTGATAGCTTTGTTTTGTGCTGAATCTTCTGATGGTGTTGTCTTTGCTATAAGTTTTACATCCTTAAAGTTAGCTTTGGTAACTGCATCAATAGTCAAATCCTTATACCCAAATATCTTAACTTTACGAGGTTTGGTTAGTTTAGAAGCTGTTATATCTGCCATAAGTTGACAGACTTCCCTAAAGGCTAGAGTCGCTTTCTTTTTCATTATAATTATTTTTTGTTCTACTTCTGCGTTTAATCTAGCTTGTTGTGTTACACTTAGCTTTCCTTTTGATGGTGCTATGTTTGGAGCTAGTCCAGATGCAGAATCAGCAAAACCTTTAACAATACTTGACATTGCTGAACCTTGTGATATTTCTGGAACTTCCTTAATCCATACCTTATCTCCTACTTTTTCTCCAGGTGCACAGGTGATTGGTGTTACTCCATTTGGTCTTGGAACGATTGAGCTTTGCTTTAGTCCACTAGAACTTGAAACAAAGATTTCTGCAAAGTTTCTGTAAGTGTTGTTGTCTATGTTTTGATTCGTGATTACATTGATTGCAAGGTTAGGGTCTCGGTAGATGTCAGCAATCGATGGAGCAAGCATAGCAATACCTCTGGAGAATATGCCCCACCAAATAAATGGAGGTCTCTTTAGTCCGAAGTCGCTTGCTGGTTTTGCGGATAGTAAATAAAGGTCATTTGCTACGATTAAGATATACAATTCTCCTTTGATGTAAGTGCACCATTTTGTTAGTTCGGCTACTTTAGAACCGAATTGGGTAGTGTTAGAAAGTCCCATATTGGCTAGTCGGATGTTCTTTGCTGAAGCTTCGCTAGAGTTGGATTGTTCAGTCTCATTTGGGACTTTGTTATCCTTTAGCTTTTGGATTTCTTCTGTGTCATATTCCATTTCTTCTGCTTCGTCCTCAATTTCTTCAATGGTTTTATATATAAATTGTCTTCCACAATATAGGGTTGTTTTAGACTTCTTGGCGATTGGACTTCTTAGAAAAGCTAGAGTGTCAACAAGTTCAACGGTTTGTTTGTCGTTTCCTGGTATGATTTCATAGACTGTTTCTCCATAGATTCCACATTCAATCTTGGAGTCTTCCCATACAATTTCAAATTCAGAGTCATCTAAATCTTCTTTGACAACGTGCTTCATAATCTCTGATGCGTTCTCATCTCCTTCTGGGATTGTTTCAAATTCTACATCTGGGACTGCTCCTATCTTAGAAGATGCGTTCTGCACACCTTCGAAAACAATAGGCAAGTGAAGGTTGCTTCGTGTTAGGAGTGTTCTTTGTGTAACACCATTGTAGAGTTCTTCATTCTTTAGCCAGTTGTTAATCTTTACTTGACGGACTTTAATAGCATAATCTTTTTCTATCAGATATTGCTTTAGTATATCTCTCTTATTTTTAATAACATTAGCATATTGAGGGACTTGTTTTCCGTCCTTTGGTGCTTCTGTTGATGGGTTGACATTTGGTTTGTTTTTAGTTACCATATATTTCACTATTATACCACACTTTATAAATTGGTCTACGAATTCACTATTACTTTAAATATCCCGTCTTAGGGTCTATGCTCATATCAGCAAGAGACTCATTGACAAAGTGTTGATACTGATTTGTAATAGGCAAAGGTTTGTCTGGAATTCCCCAGACTGCCAGTGCTAGACTCATAACACAGTCATCGTGCATATTCTCTGGACATTCTGCGGAGACTTTACCCTTATCTCCTAAGATATATTCAAAGCTCTTTAGCTCTGCGATTAGTGTTGGGTCATTGGGTATCTTAATCTTTTGTTGTTCTATGAGTATCTGAAGGTTGACGAGTAGATTCATCCTTGTCTTCTCTGTGAACGTAAAACGCTCTAGGTTGATGATTTCCTTCTGAAGGTCATCTAGTATCGGTATGCCTATTCCTGTGTTGTCTGCGGTTGTTGGTGGACGTTTAAACTTATAATAGGATGATAGTATCTTCGCTTTCTGAAGGTTATAGTCTATTTGATTAAATCGTTCTTGACGTCCTACGTTAAACGTGTTTAGGTCAAGGGGTGTAATAACAGTGTAGTCGTTAACCTTTCCTAAGTCTGTCCCTAGTTTGTAGTCGTGATTGTCTTCTGGGTCTGTGAAGGGGTCATCATATAGGACTTTGTCTATCCCTTTGAAGAATTGGCTTGCACCATCAATAAACTTGCAGTAGTATTCCTGCTCGAATAGGTCTCTAGGCATTGACTTCTTTTCTTCTTCTAGGTCTGTTGGTGTTAGAACCTGCGTGTCATCTACTGTCAACACTTGGCAGAACCAGTTGGGGTCGTTCTCGTGTTCTTTCAACAGTTTGTGTGCGTGGTTTGTTCCTCTTGGTGTATAGTTAAAAATAGCCCATCCTCCGTTTACTGCTAGAATAGGTCTAAGAAGATTCCAGACTTCTGCTGTCTGTAAGCTGTATTCTGTAAATACTATTCCGACAGGGTTTCCTCCCATAAGTGCATCAAGGTTTTCTGTTCCTATGACTTGGATATATGCTCCGTTTATAAGCTCTATCTTCATATCCGTCTCGTTTTTCTTCTTGATGAGGTCTTTGGGGACGTGTGCTATCATTGGGAAACCGTCATTGTCTATGTTGTCCCAGATAATCTTTTTACCCTGCTTGTATGTTGGGGCTAGATAGTAGTATGCTCCTTTTCTTTCGAACATCTTTGCTGGTAGCTCTACAAAACAGGTCTTATCCTTTCCAGCTCGTCTGTGCCATACTAGAATAAACCTCTTTAGGATTCCATCTCTAAAGGCTTTTATGAACGGCTTTTGATACTCTCTAGGCGTGAAAGCATAAGGGAGTTCTATTTGTTTTGTCTCTGGTTGCATTTATAGTTTTTTGATAACTATTTCGAAAGGCTTTTGTTCATCGTTGCCGAGTGCAAGCTTGTCTCCGTATTTCTTTGGTTTCATTTTGGACATAATCCATTTCCTAGTGTCCACTTGTAATCTGACCGCCTGTGCTAGTGCTGATGATTTCTTTTCTGCTCCTCCTTTGATAACTGCAATAGCTCCGTCTGACAAATCAAGGATTTCCTCGGACATTGCGTCTGCTGATTCTTCTTTCGCGTGTGCGTATTGGAGTTGAAACTCTGGATATGTTCTTATCCATCTAAAGACTGCTTCCTTCTCTGGCATATCTTCTCCAAGACAAATTGTCCTTAAACTGATTCCTTCTGCTAGTTTTGAGCATATTCTATCTGCTAGCTCTTTGGTGTATTTGGTTGGTCTTCCTCCTTTATTCTTTTGTGTTATCTCTTTTGTCATTTTATTCTGCTGGGTTTATTATTGTGTCTATTCCTTCGAAGTTTTGCTCTGGGGTTTTTGCTCTTATTATGTGTGCATCATATCCGCAGTGTCTTGGGTCGTTATCTCTTTTGCTTATTTTATATATGACTGTTGGACACGTTCCGTCTTCTATGGGGCAAATTCTTGCTTTTACTATTTGAACATTCTTGTGTTCTGGACAGGTTTGTTCTCCTTCTAACTTATTACATTCTGGGCAAGGTGTGTTTTTCATTTTAATATGTCAAATGCTTCTTTGTAATTAATAATATTTCCATAAAGAGATGATGCTAGGAATTGGCTTGATTGTATTCTGCATCTGCTCCTTGCGTTCCTGTCTTTAATGCTGTGTATTTGGTTCTTATATGCTTCTATCTCTTGGGTAAGTCGGAATTGTGGCTCGTTTAAGTATCTTTCTACCCATTCTTTAACGCCTATTTTCTCCTGCTGTTTCAAATGTGTTCCCTCATGTATTAATAAATCGGGTGTAAGTTCGTTGTTTGTGTAAATGTCGGGGAAAAGTGCGAAAATAACATCCTCATTAATATCAAAATGCTTCTTGTATTCTTGCATCAATGGGAATTCTGATTGTGGTCTGATTGCCATTTCCTCTATTATACCATAGAAATAAAATTGACGGGTTGTGTGGATAACTCTTTTTTCTTGACAATTTCATACTGATATGTAAAATGCTATTTTTAAGCTATATTCCCC